TTGAAGGCCGCCAATTTATCATTAGGCAGTTCCATGGACGCATAGTAACTACTCAAACACAGTCGGCTGTTTCTAGAATCCAAAAGACTATAGATCAAACACAGTCTGCTATTGCTAGAATTACAGGTATAACTGATCAGACCCAATCTGCTGTAGCTCGTATTACGGCGACTACAGACCAAACACAGTCGGCTATCTCTAGAATTCAAAAGACTGTAGATCAGACTCAAACTGCTATCTCTAGAATTCAAAAGACTACAGACCAAACACAGTCGGCTATCTCTCGTATTACGGCAACTACTACTAAGACTCAATCGTGCGTTTCAAATATTTCTATAACAACAGTTACCACAACTAAAACTCAGAGTTGCATATCTAGAATAACTAACTCATCAACCCAAACCCAATCATGTGTCTCTAGAATAACTAACTCATCAATTCAAACCCAGTCATGCGTTTCTAGGATTAAAGCTACTGACGATAATACAATTTCTGGCGTCTCACGTATTACGGCTACTACAACTAAGACTCAGACAGCCGTAGCAAGAGTTACCGGTGAGACATATTCTGTAATAGATACATTATCGATGTCCGATACTGGAACATCGCTACGTAATCTTCCTACAATCGACTCGTTAGTAGTTTCTGAATTAGTAGTAGTTCACGGAACCTTTAACCAGCACGTTGTCGATACTCTTGCACTTACACAAGGTGTATTCGGGACAAATGGGAATCAATCAGTTTGCTCAGAGAGTTATCCAGTTTCACTTGGAACTAGAAATTTACTCACACTAACTTTCCCTTATACGTCTCCATCTCTGACTCTTGACTTAAGAGTCCCGGAGTTCAATAATGATGACTCAATTAAAACTGAAGTGGTAATTAGAAGAACTATAGGCAACCAACTACTTTCTGGCAGAATTAACTCTTGGCCTAAAATAGAAGTTTTGAAGTTCGCATTTGCTGCACTTACTCAAGCTCAAAGAGACGCATTCCTTACTTTTGCTAACACATCACTTGGTCTTGAGATTGGCCTACTTGACCAAGAGAATAGGCAATGGCGGGGAGTAATTATTTCGTCTAGTGTTGAGGCTGTTCAACGTAGTCGCACTTGCGACTTCTTAATTTCATTTGAATTTAGAGGCAAGGAGATATAATGGCACTTCCTAACGTTGCACAAGTTAAGTTTCTTGATGATGCTCTTTCCACTACTACACCAGAGGCACAGACTCTTAAGTTATTCACAAACAGCCATACTCCAGCACTTGGTGACACAGCAGGATCTTATACAGAGGCTTCTGGATCAGGATATTCAGCAAAATCGTTAGCTAGAGCATCTTGGGCAGGAGCGGCAACGGTTGCAACATTAACGACTAAAGCATATCCGCAACAAACATTTACTTTTACAGGTACAATTACTATTTATGGATATTTTATAGTTGGAGCATCATCGGGTACGTTACTTGGTGCTGAGTTAATTTATCCGTCTGGTCAAGTGTTCAATAATACTGATACACTCTCAGTAATACCAAAGATCGGTCAGGTCTAAGATGCCTGCTCAACTTGGTGTAAAACAAAGAGGGTCTACCCAATGGTCAGCTTGTTATCAAGTTCGACCAGGGGAAGCCCCTGTACAGGTTGGAAATAACTTTGCGCTCATTCAGATGTCTGGAGCTACTGGTCTATTTGGTGTTGGAGAGACTCTAACTGAGGCAGTAAGTGGAATAACTGCTAAGGTAACTGCTGTATCTGGACCCGGTCTTGCATCTGGTTCAACGCCTACAATTTGTGTCAACTCAATGTCTGGTGCATTTACTGGTGCAGGACTTATAACTGGTGGATCTAGTGGAAGAACAGGGACTTGGACTGCATCTATTGCACTCGAAGTTGCTGGAACTCCAGGCCAAAATGATTCAATGGCTAAAGTTATAACTTTCAAGAATACTCTTTTTGTAATACTTAACAATTACATATGGTCTTTTAATGGAACCAATTGGCTGCCAGCCTACGCATTTGCTAATCCAAATACTGTAGGAGATACAAATTGCAGCACGGGGTTATTTATCTTTAACATCAACAACGTTCAACTACTTGGAGCAGTATATGGCGGAACAGGTATTGCTGCATGTTATCGTATTAGATCACTAGACGGAGTTAACTTCTATGAAGCTACACTCTCTGGCGCTACTGGTATGCGCTCAGATCTTCATAATGGGGCATCTTGTGCCTTAGTTTGGCAAAATATTCTTTACTGGATTTCTTATATTGGATCAGACACTGCACACTGTTCTTGGGATCCATCTACGGATGTTTTTGCCACAGTAGCTTCACCTTCTGGAATAAGTTACTCTACTACTTCCCATGATATGTTCATTTTTGACAATAGACTATTTCAATTAAGACCAAACGAGTCTACTTCAAAACTTGTTCTGTATGAATTTATATTGGGTGCTTATTCTCAAGTAATGAATTTCTCAGTTCCTGCCGATGGTTCTGGTACTGGGCTTGCAGCTTATCAAACAAGTAAGATTTTGGCTTTTGATGATGGGGCTGGAAATCTAATACTTAGATATTACTACTCATCGACTCATTTTGGTTGGATAGACCGTAAGCTTACTTACTCGTCACCCAATTTCACAGATGCCGGTGAAATTCAATCAACTACTCTGATAGCGGCATTAGCCTACCCTAATGATATTGCGCCAGGTGGTGCGCGTTGGGGAATCTATGTAGACACTGATACTGTTCCAGGCAGTCAAGCAATATATTTTTGGTATTCACTTAATGATACTGCTGGGTCTCAACTGCAATGGTGGAGGTATATTGATTCAGCATCTCCTATGGTTAAGCTTGGTGTAGGAGTTGGTGACGTAGGCATTACGCTGCCTAATACACGGAATGGTGGAGGAGAGCGCCTCTGGACTCTTAACCAGCCTGGTGTTAATTTTCGTGGATGGGTTGTTCCTGCTACTGTCATTGGCCCCCGAGCGATTTTTGATGTATCGGGCGGTGGAACTAAAACTGTAAGACTCTACTGGTCTAAGACAGGAGAAGCACCAGTTAATCTTTGCACGCTAGACAGTCCTTCTCGTGGGACTATCGGCGGAGGAAGCACATCTATTACTTCTTGGCCTGCTGACGGAGCATCTGGACAAGTAACTTGGAATTCAGCTGCTGATGGCGTTCCAAGTACTGCAGAGGTCCAAGTATTCATTGCGGTGTCCTAATGACATTATCGATTATTCCTGACCCTACTCAAGTTCCATATCATCGTGGATTTAATCTTGTAATACACGAAGATACTGGCTTTTTTGGGTGGCTCTTCGTTTCAGGAGAACTAAGATACTTTGCCACAGACCACACAATCAAGAAAATAGATTTAGCTGGCACATTCTATACTATAGATGACTACAATGTTGGCGTTCCGATTCCTGCACTTAATGATGTTAAAGACATTAACGTTAATGCCATCATAGTCAATCTTGGTGTTCCATATGGAGGCGGGTCACTTTATAGCGTTTCTTTTACCTTAATACCGGCACCAATAATCCTACTAACTGCCGAGGCAACTTGGCAATCAGTTGTAAGTAAAACCCAAAATAGATTCTACACTGGAGCTTTAGTCTCTGAGATTACTTGGAAGTCAGAAACTAATCCTCAAGCTCTTATAGTAACTGGTAACTTAACAACAGAGGCTACTTGGCAATCAGATGTAAGCATAGTTATTCACACAAAGACAACAGTCTCTAGCGAAGTAGTTAGTCTTGCGTTATATGTCCCCTCAGCCAAATCAATATCGAGTAGTGAGACAGTAGACACTATACCAAAATTTCCTTATAGTAAGTCATCCGTATCGTCCCAAGTAATGGATGACGTATTAGATCTTCCGGCAGAGGTCCCTGATTCTTTAACAATAACAGAGACTATTGGTGTTAGTGCATCGTATATTCGACACGTCTCTGATTTCATTATTTTTGTCGAGCAAACAATTGAAGATGGAAAAGTCTACGCGTCAGATGTGTTAGACTTATCGGAAGATATTGGAAAATCAGTAACTTTTAAAAATTCTATAACTGAGCCCTTGACATTAAGTCAACTGATTTCAATAGCAAGACAATTTGATTTATCTGATGTGTTATCACTTAGTGAAGCTGGAGCTACAGAGAGTCCAGTTGAAGACTCTCTTGTATTATCTGATCTTGCATCATCAACTAAGCAAAATGGATTTGCTTCATCATTAATCCTAGTTGAGTCTGCTACTAGACAATGTGTATTTAATAGATCAGTTGTTGATACTATCGACTTCTCCCATGGTGTATTTGGCTCGACATTCAATAAGTCAGTTTGTGCAGAAGCTTATTCAGTTACACTTGGGACTCGCAATATACTAACTGTTACTTATCCATATACTTCACCGTCTCTTACAGTTAATCTTCGAGTCCCTAAGTTCGGCAATACTGATACTGTTAAAACTGAATCCATCTTTAGAAGAACAGTTGGTAACCAATTACTAGCCGGACGAGCTTCGGCTTGGCCAAAGATAGAATTGCTTAAATTCTCATTTGAGGCACTTACGCAAGCTCAAAGAGATGCAATGCTTAATTTTGCCAAGCAATCATCTGGGGCAGAGATCGGACTACTTGATCAAGAGAATAGACAATGGCGTGGAGTTATTACATCTCCTGAGATTAAAGTTGAGCAACGTAGTCGAACTTGTGATTTTCTTGTTGACTTTGAGTTCAGAGGCTCTCTTGTCTAGTAAGAGGTTACTGTGATCGCTTTTATGTATCCATTCTGGACTATGACAACTAATATCGAGATTCGGAATCCAGAATTTATGGATTCCGAAGCTCTTTTAATTGATCCTAAATTTGCGACCACAATGAGCGGCAATATTCGTAGTCGTATAACTACACCTGCACCTACTAAATTAACACTTAAATTTACAGCTATTTCTAGGCGTAAAGCTATTGAGACTCAGGCATTTATTGAACTATCTGCTGGCGATTGGGTTAGGTATATTGATTTTAATGGAGTTTCTTGGAAAGGTAAGATAACTACTGAGCCATTTGAGATCATCACAACTCAAAGAGGCTTAGGCTCAGAACCACGTAAGGAATATTGTGATATGGAATTAGTTTTTGAGGGGAGCAGATTGTGAAGTCAATTACTAGCCCTACCCAAGCAGCAGCAATTCAAGCCTTAGGACATGAGCCTATCCTTATCATCAAGATAGACTGGTCAAGTGGAACAAAATACTACGGGCCTAAAGAGATGATTATTGGCAGTATTTATGTTCTCGGTAAGCTTATTGAAGTAAGCCCTATTGCTAGCCAGAAGAAGCAAGATAATGTTGGCATGGTGAGTGTTGTTTCAGTAACACTTGACGATCTTGATGGACTGCTCAAGACTACAATCGATACAGTAGGTATCGAATACACTCCTGCGACTATTTACCAATTCTTCCAAGGACTAGACGAAGCAGACTTGATGCAAATCTATAAGGGTCAAGTAATTGGACCTATCGAGTGGTCAGAAGGTAAAAGAACACTACAGTTTGAAATAGAGACAAGGCTGAGAGACCTAGAAGTAGGTTTCTCAGCTGATATTCTATCCATACCCTATCTTAATCCTGATGCTATAGACAAGGCTTGGCCTTTAGCATTTGGTAGCGTAATTCACTCACCAGCCCTTAAGCTTATTACTGCTCCTGTTGGAAGACTTAAGTATCCATTTAAAGGTCCGCGCGATCCATCACAACCGCTAACTACTGATCCATATTTTAATGATCGTCAGTTCACGCTTCAAGATGGCGACGGCGCCTATTTCCCTTCCGGAAGTATTCGAGTTCAGATTGATGGAGTAATATTTGAAGGTTCTTTCTCTGGCGATGTATTCACGGTTACCGACTCAAATGTTCCTAAGTATGAAAACGTGTTATTTGGTAATCGCGGAGACAATGTTCCTGTTATAGCTGGCGCTCCAACAGATCCAGATATCAATACGGCTTACGTAGCGTGGCTCCTTACGCCGATAAGCATTGTCAACAACTATGTCTATATTCAATCATCAACGGGCAGTTACTATCTGCGTGTTGTTCGACAAGAGAATAACAAGATTTGGTTTTCAGAGAAAGTAAGCAACGAAGACCCATTAGGTGAAGTTGGGTCAGGAAGCTATCATCTTTTTAATATTGGAGAATCTATTTCTCAAGTAGCTAAAAATGGTCGATCCGGTTGGGCATTAACTATATCTTCGCCAGGTAATGATCTTCCACAAGAAGTATCTGTCATCGGTAGAGTTCCGTGGAGTTTTCAAGCAGATGCTGAGGTCTCTCTTTGGCAGCCATCACACAAAGATGTCTATATTGCCAATCTAATTCCCACTACTGCAATCAGGGGAGTCTACGCTCAGAAGAAGATTAAGGATGGTGGAACTGAACTTGTTCCTATTCCGCTTGCTTATTACACTATCAATCTTAATGACAGTATTGATGTGCACAATGTAAGTGGAACAGTTACAGTTCATCCTACTACACTTACTTTTGATACACCACTAAGAGACTATGTGGGACAAGGTTGGAGCGACGTTGTCTATGTAACATTGCAATCAACTGTTGGTCCAAATACAGCAGATATAATTTCTTGGATGTACTCTAACTACTCGTCACTTTCTGTTGACTCAGGATCATTTTCCGATGTCCACACTTTGATTGATAACTACCCATCATCATTTACACTTTTTGATAAAGAGAATGTTCAGAGTCTTGCAGAGAAAATTGCTTGGCAAGCAAGATGTGGATTAGTAGTAGATAACGGAACCATCTTTATCAAGTATCTTTCTAAGCAGCCAACTGCTGATGTAACAATTGATGAAGATTCAACACAACTTAAGACTCTCGCCCTAACTTATACTAGAACAGAAGATATTGTAACTAGATTCCATGCTACATATAAGCTTACTTACTTTCCAGCCAAAAGGTTTGAGAAAGAAATTAACTATGTCAATAATATAGCTAAGTTTGGGCTACATAAAAAAGATTATGATTTCTTTATCTATAATATACCTTCACTTGTTACTAAATCAGTTAACTTTTGGGCATATCGTTACTCAAATTCTTGGCGACTTGCTAGGCTTAATACATTTCTTGAAGGTCTTAGGCTTGAAATTTTTGATTGTGTTTCTCTAGCTTTTGCCGATACAACATTACTTAATACTGCTTCAATTCTAACTATTGTCGACAAGCACACTTATAATGCAAGCAATGATGAAATTGGACTAGAACTTTGGCTACCATCTCTTTCAGGAACTAGTTCAGTAGATCCAAAAGCTTGGATGGACGACTCTGCTGATACTATGCCTACTGATCCATCTCTTAAGTATGTGCCCACTATTAGAGATTTTCAACTTGCTGATGATGAGTCTAAGTATCGAACAGTTACGTCCAAACAAATTGGTGGCTCTGAACCTGGGATTATTTCTGCAATCGTCGCTCCAGTTGGAGACTCATCAAGTTCTGACAATGCAGACTCTACAGCCAATGCGATGGTGGTTACAGTCTATGGCAATGGGTTCGGCACCACACCAACTCGCACAGGAGTAGTTGCAACACCTATAGATCCTCTTAACTATCCAGTAGTCGGTCAACGTATTTCATTGTTTGCTAGAAATGGCAAGTCTTACATAAGCAACGCCTCAGCTAGTAGTCCTGGTCTTCAAGAATTTGATACTCTTGATCTCGATGGAGATACTTATGGTGATCTACCTACAGAAGAACCTAGGTTAATTCAATTTGGTGTAAGAAATGCTTGGAATTATATAACTAAGAAAATCGAACAAGTTGCTGGCACTTTTGGGCCAATTGGAGGGTGGCTTAAGTTTCCTGGCAAGTCGCCTAGAACACTTTCGCAATGGGCACAAGTATTTCCAGCAAAAGTTACTAGTGCTGGAGCAGTTACGCCAATTCTTGACTCGTCCCTTGTGCAAGATCCTTATTTAGATGAGCTAAGCGTCACATCAATTGACGGAAGCACACCAAGTATAGGAGATGTTGGAGTTGTTGTTAGAGGATCGACCTTAGCTGGAATGGCGGCCATTTTCGTTCCAAGTGCGGCTGCATCTACTAATGCAACAAAGATTTGTAAAGTTATTGCTCCGTATGGCGCAGTAGCAGTTAACTGGAATTTTGCTCCAGGTGATGGATATATCGTTTGGCAAGTTAATTGGCCAGATACTTCGGATACACCTGGTGGCGATGTCACAATTGGTCCTCCATTTGCCGCACAAGAACTCAATGGATCGACTACTGTTTCAGTTGGTGCATATGTTATCATCACAGACGGAGTTGGATATCCTGCGCCATCATTGTTTGTTGCTCCATGATTAACTTTGATAGTCTACTTGCTAAAGGTATTCGATTTGATAGCGATGCTCAAGTATTCTGGATACCTAGTCCAAATCAAGGTATCGAAAGCTATATGGACGGCATCTTTAATCGAACACCTGGCACACTACAATGGAAAGTTCCTAATAAAAGTTACTTAGGTAAAGTGGTAAGTTTTGCATCAGCCGTAGTCTCTGGTTTTGCTACTCCAGAACAAATGGCTAAGCGTCAACGATCTTGCTTTGGAGACATAGAAACACCCGCATGTTCCGCACTTATCACTGATGCAAGTGGTAAGTATTGCGGAGCGTGCGGGTGCGGTAAGTGGCTGATGAGTAATTTAGCAGGATCACTTGTCCCTAAGTTTCTACTTGCAGGAACAATGTGTCCATTAAAACGGCCAGGCTTTGCTAACGGTACATAAAGAAACCCGGACCATTTGGTCCGGGTTTCTTTTTATTGACACTTTGCACAAATGAATTCATCACCAAGATCCATAAGAGTGCGCGTCACTTCATATGTCTTGGTGCAAACTTTACATTTGTTGATTAGAAACAAACCATTATTAGGAACATAGTGAGTCATCATTCGCTTATAACACTCAGCAAGAACCAAGGCATCTTCTATTGCTGTGTGGGCTTTCTCTTGAGTGACTCCCAAGAAACGTGCCATATCGCGTAGCTTATAACGAGTAAATGGACACTTGACTGAGTGGAAGTCGCTACGATCATTAAGAAATAAAGCAATCGCACCCAAGTCTCTATACAACCCATTAAAGATCACTTCCATTGAAGCCGGGCCAAGCCAGTCCTGAATGAACGCCTTATCAAAAGGCCAATTCATTCCAAGAGGCATGATCTTTCGACCAGGAGCCAGGTTAAGTGACTGAAACCACCTATCAAGTAAATCTTCAACCATCCAGGGATCTGTGCCATTTAGCTTAAGCCAGGCCAGATCCATCTTATTGACTTTCATTGCATCTTCGTCAATATTCTCTGGTCGCCTAAGCGGATTCAAATAGTGATGGAAAGGTGGGATGCCTTTAATTCGTTCTAAGTTATGATCTAGTGGAACAATAGCTATTTCTACTATCTCGTGTTTCTTTGGATCTAGACCAGTGGTTTCTGTGTCAATGGCACAGATTATGTTGCCATTTAGATGATCGAAGCCTTTGTTTCCTAAGAGACTGATACTTGTCTTACTCACTTAGCTTGCTCCGAATAATACTTTTCACATGCTGCCAAGAACTCCTCTTTAGTAGGAAGTTCTCTATCAGGCATTAAGTAACCAAGCACGGCATAAAGTTCCTTATCGTTAAGCCAACAACTCTGATGCCCCTTAGCATCTTTATGATGCTTAATAGCATCCTCAAGTTGCTTAACTCTAGTCTTTGCTTTTTCATATTTCGCAAAAATATTGTCGTCACCTAACATAATCATATGAGCTTATGTTCCTTAGCAAGCGATTCTACCTTAAGGAAAATTTCTTTGAAACTAGGAAGCCAAACACTGAACCACTGAGCACCATCAGGTAGATCAGCGATACTGTCCTTAGCAGTCATCTTAACAACTGCAATATCCCAGGGGCCATTAAGAGCGTCTCCAAACTCTAGACGAACTACGCCCTTAGGATACTTGTTACTTAGTCGAAGCAACTCGACCATGCACTTAGCTGCATAGTCTGATGATGCTCCTGTAAAATAAATTACTTTCACTTGTTTCGTTCCTTAATCACTTCAGCAAGTCTAGCTTGAACTCGACTAGCTACACTTTGTCCATTAGGACGATCATCAACTAGTTTCTTCATCTCTTGTGCATCAAGTAAAATCGCGCAACAAGCAATAGCGTGACCTAAGTGATGGACTCCGCTATCTTGTGCTGTTTCCTCACCTTCAAACCAGGCTTGAATGTGTCTAATAGCTGCATCAATATAGATTGATGCAATTACTTCTTTATCGCGCCAGTTGTAAGGGCCGTATTTCTTAGCGCCGTCCATCATTGCATGAGCGCCATGCAAGATAGCAACACTAGGAAGTTTGGTTATCGATACCTTTTTACTGCCAAACAAATCCTTAGGATTAACTGTAGTGGCTTTAGATTTAGGAGAGACTTTGTCCTCTAGTAAAGTAGTTTTATCATCTATTGGTAACTCTGAAAATGGCCACTTAGGTGGCGGTAACATATCTTTTAGAATTTGCTCAGATGATTTGTCCATAAGACCATGATCCTTCCGTCTGTTCTTTAACTAGATGTTCAAGTTGATAAAGATGCACACCTACAAAGTATTTTGACCCACTTAACATTAAAATAACAAAATGTGGCTGGCCTAATTCAAACATATGCTTTAGGCCAGCTTTCTGCTCTTTAGTTAGTCGTGCGACTAGTTCACTTAGCTTCGACACTAGCCACCAATGCATCTCCACGACGAGCTAGTCTCGGGCTTGGCCTAACAGGGTTGTTAGGGTCAGCCCAAGAGATATTCCCGATGTGGACTTGTGGCGAGGAACGAATCTTACCTGTTGGGAAACAAGGAGGCAGTGACGAAGTTAACCGTTTCTTGCTCCACTTAGTCTGTTCATAAGCATCGAGCGTATTGTAAAACTTATCCCAAAACTCACTATAAAGGATAACTGATCCAGAGACATTCAAACACTGTTCTTCGATGAATGTTTCTAGATGAGTCTGGTTAGCCCTTGACAATGACTCGCGAGTATCAGTAGTTATAACAGGTAGCCCAAGTCGGTCACCAGAAGGAGGAATTTCTTCATAGAGAAGATAGTTAAGGAAGTGAGGAGCCTCTTTCCTAAGAATCTCGCGCAACTCCTCTTTAGGAATCATTTCCTCAATACTAAGTTCTGGGACCTCTATCATCGTTATACGAGTGTCGCCAGGAAAAATTGGACACGCCTCATGGTCATTAGCGCAATGAATCCAGTGAGTCGTGTTTGCCATCCCATAAGGAGTGAGCCCCTTCTTGTGGATATTGATATCTGGTGAAGTCACCCAATGCTTAATCTTTGTATAGGCATCTTTATCTCGCCTAAGGTTAATTTCTTCAATGAAGCATAGAATAGCACCTTCTAGCTCACCATTGAAATTACCTTTGTTTTTAATGGCATCGCCAGCGTCAACGATACCGCCAGTGACAAGAAGCTTGAACATCTCATGAAGGGTTGACTTACCAGTGTTCTGTGGCTTTGAGAAAAGGAATAGATAAGGTAGCGGGCGGTAAGGATCTTGTAGCAACGATGCAAACCAGTAGCGGATATACTGCCCACCAGTCTTTACATCATTAGCGACTGCCCAACCATTAGTCTTGATAGCCTCGTCAAGACCCTTTCCTACGTGGTCAGTAATCCTTTGCCAAGTAGGAAATTCACCTATTTCAGACTGATCTACCTTAGCGTACCTTAGCTTAACAGAGTCTCTATTCCACAAACGATCACCAGGGTATTCGTCTTCAAATGGTCGACTAACTATAGTCCACGGTCTAAAGATAGAGGCCCCAAGGATAGCATCAACCTCAGTCTTTTTCCTTCCTAGAGACAACATAGCTCGTCCAACGTGGGCCAGTGGTTCAAAATTCCACTTAGGTCCACAACGTACGAACCAACCACCATCGGCTCCCGATTCATTAACTACGTGGCGAACAACCTCATCATAGAGACCTACTTCTGTCTCTTGGTTACTGATGCGATTGATATTAACAACTCGTCCCCACGTATTCTTTTCTTGATACCAGTCAGCAGCCTCCATCTTCTTCGCATCATCATCTGATCTTTTCTCAACTTCAAGGATCAGTCGATTGCCATCAGGATGGTTCTTAAGCTTTGCAAGTCGGGTAGCCATATGGTTAGGAACTTCAACTGATGCTCCAAGGGCTTTGGCTACATCAGCGGCAGTCTCAGCAGCAGAGAATCTATAAGTTCCTTTGCCATCTTCGACGCCACCCTTTGATTTAGCAGCAGTGCCGAGATTGGGCTCCTTATTGAAATAGCACTTGGTAAATCCAACGCCATCTTGTTCCCAAATCTTATGCTCAATGATACCTGGCGTGTACCGCCTTACGGCCCAAGATCCTTGTTTCATCGGATAGAGGAAACAATTTTGAGTCTCTTTATCAGTGCCAGGTGAGTTAGTCTCAAAGATGCCTTTGAGTTCTAATTCAGTGTGCATAGCCTTAAGGTGATGAGTATGTGTAACAAGCATTCGATGGTCAGGATCATACCAGCCAAAACCATTGTGATCTTGCAGCCACTTAATATGTTTTTTGTGCTCATCATCTAATTTGACCCGAGGATTCTTACCACTTAGTTCTTCAAAGATTGCATCTAAATTGTCTTTAGTCTCAAGCTGGTCTTCGATGAACTCCGGTAGAGTCTTTTGCCTGTTACCAGAGACTACCTTAACCTGACTCTTCCAATTAGGTGGCACCTCATCTGCACGCAGAGTTCGCTCAGCTTCTTTAACGATGTGGAGGCCACGTATCTGTCCATCAGGGCCGCGCATCTTTCTATGCCAGTACCACATATTTCCACCACAAGCATCAACTTTAGATGCAAAGTCAAAGCCTGCGATAGAACTCATCAGGCCAAGGATTGCCCGGCCCAATGCTGCGTGTTCCGTGTGGTTCTTTGTGTGAACAGGTTCTGCTAGGACTACCCAAAGATGTAGTCCGCTACCAGAAGTAGACTTACGTGTCTGTACAAAAGGAATTGCTATGGCTTGCTTACGCACTTCCTCTAGTTCACTGTCAGATAGCTTTTTCTTGTGCTTCTCTGAGTGACCAACTATTGCATCAAAATCGTATCCAAAACGTTCTGACTGCTGCTTCTCCCAATTCCAACCAGTTAATCCGATACCTTCTGCATGGGCGAAAATATCATAAGGCATAGGTAAATTTGAATTATCTTCAGGAATTGATGCAGCGTTCTTAGGGATACGTAGCGCATACCATCTTGTGACGTTATCTGTCCAGACTTTAGTCTTTACATCAGGAACACGCTCTCCTCCGTCGCGGCCAACATTTACCTGAACCTCCATCCCTTTATGGTACAGTGCTGCAAGGTCAGGGTGTGTCTTTTTGTCAAGCATCATTTTGATGCTTTCAGTGTAACTAGGTAGGCTCACACTGCATCCTTTTGACAGTCGTTTGGTCCAGCATCGCATCGTCCATATAGTGAGTCGGTGTCAGAGTGTCACTAACTATAAGACCCAAAACAGTGCGCGATACCTCATAAATCCTCTTGAGACTTACCCCTTGTAAGGCAACGAGATAGGCGAACGGCGTTTTACCTCCCCTATACCCTTATAGTACACTCTTATTTATTTATTTATATGTACCAGTGTTAGAGAGACTACCCTTTATAGCCTAAGTCATGCCGTGGCAACGGGTTACGTGAGCACCCTCCTCGCGGTCACCTAACCCCTTGTGGCTTAAGGTTTTAGAACAAAATTATTTCTTACAGGTATGGAAGCCAGGAATAGGTCTTTAGTCTATTGAGCGTATGAGACTCGACCACCATATCACACGATGTGATGTGGGTCGGTTTCAAGCTCGCGTCGAGGAAAATTCATCATGTCAACGACCCACGCTCTTGAGAAGAACCTTCTCCTCCACATCGACCTCGCCAATATCGAGGACAACCCGAATGCTCTCCGCAAGGTAGATCTTGAGGATGCAAAGTTCGAGCGCCTTGTGGACTCGGTTCGCAACGTAGGTATCCTGTCCGCCATCTCGGTGATGGACGCGCTGGACGCCAAGGGCGAGCCTAAGACTGACTCGAATGGTAATAAGGTCTACCGTCTCGTTGACGGTCTGCACCGTGTCACGGCAGCCCGTGAAGCTGGACTCAAGTCGATTCCGGCCCAGGTTCTCAAGGCTACCGAAGCTCAGGCGATGGCTGACCAGCTTATCGCTAACGCGCACAAGATCGAGACGAAGCCGTTTGAGTATTCGCAGCACCTTGTGCGAATCCTCATGCGCGATCAGACTTGCACCATTGACGAGCTTGCTGATCGGCTCACGATGGACTCGGCTTGGCTCAAGAAGCGGCTCGGTCTTGTTAATCTCGATCCTGAGGTTGGCAAGCTTGTCGATGAGGAGAAGATTACCGTCTCCAATGCTGTTGAGCTAGCCAAGCTTCAGCCTGCATCTGAGCAGATCGCATTCGTTGATCGTGCGATGTCTGAGCAGCCTCAGACGTTCGTTCCGGCTGTTAAGGAGCGGATCAAGCAGCTTCGCGCGGCCAAGCGTGAGGGTCGGAAGCCTGGCGAGGTTCAGTTCGTCGCTGTTCCGCACCTCCGTAAGCCTGGCGAGGTCAAGGCTGAGTACGAGAAGCCGAACATCATCCCGCAGCTTGTCAAGGCAAGCGGCATCACCGATCCGGTTGAGGCGGCTCTCTTTGCCCTCAAGTGGTTCGTTCACATGGATGAGGCTTCGGTGGCTGAGTCGCGGGCCAAGTACGAGGCTGATCGGGCCAAGAAGAAGGCTGAGGCCAAGAAGGCTGCTGCTGAGAATGCTCAGAAGCGCGCTGACAAGGCCAAGGCTGATCTGGCTGCCGGTAAGGAGCCCGAGGCTGAGGTTGATGAGGAGTCGGGAGACTCTGATTGAAGCAGTTACCCGGTAACGGGTAATAAAAGTTGGTAACTCTTGCCCAAAAGTTACTGTTAACGGTATTGGTGTGGAAGTTTCCGCCTTTACTTCTGAGTGGTTCGACTCCACTCACCGTTATCACACTAGCATTATTGGAGCTACTGACTCGTTCGCGAGTGAAAGCTCTCACACATTTTTAGCTAGTGTGGTGTTGTGATGAAAGGGGGCTTATGTCTCCTTAATCGAGCGAGTGAGGTGGCCCTCCTCCTAAAACCTGGCCTAGCTTATTGTGATATGCCTGAGATAAGCTAAGGTAGTAGGCATCCAACCAGATTGTAAGCGGTTCTGGTTGAGATAAATCCGCTGGAAGCTTTGGCAGTCTAAGGTGCGTTGCATCTTAGTCGGGGCTATTTAGGGTTCGATTCCCTTGGAAGCTATATGAAACACATTATACTTAGCAATGGTTCACTTGTTGAAGTAGATGAAGATTGGTATTTGTTTGGATGCTTTAACTGGTGTGCATACACAAATAAGCACCAATATGCAAAACGTAGGGTTCGTGGTATAGATGCAATCCTTCACATTGAAATTGCTAAGTTAATGGGTCTACAAGGTAGGATAGACCATATAGACAGAAATTCACTTAATTGCCAAAGATCTAATTTAAGATCAGCAACCCGTTCTCAAAATCAAATGAATACTTCAATGTATTCCAATAATACATCTGGATACAAAGGAGTCTCAATTAGTTCATCTGGTCACGCATACGGTGCTGAGATATACAAAGACTCTGTTAGAACTTTCTTAGGCTATTTTCCAACTGCAATAGAGGCGTCAATAGCTTATGAGAAAGCAGCCAGAGTATTGTTTGGACAATTTATTGGACAAATATCTAGCTAACTAGTTAAGAAGCACAAACCCTTTTTAAGGATATGTATTATGAGTAATGAGATTGCTAAGGTTTCTGATGGATTTGATTTCCCTATTCAGCCCGAGGGCCAGGGAAACAAGAGTCTTGATGCACTTTCTGCCAACAAGTATCTGCCGCGTGTGCAGCTTCTAGATGGCAACTCCAAGCTCTGCAAGGAGAAGGGTCAGAAGGCAGGTAACTATCTTCTGATTCGCTCCAATGATTCCTTCGATGACCTGACTAATCAGTTCGATACGATTGTCTTTGCTCGTCGAGCTAAGGCTGTTCGTATGAATACGGCAGGCATCTTCTCGTTCTTTGATCCTGAACACGATGAGTTCAAGAAGATCATGGACGAGTCCGAGGTCAAGGATTCGGGATGCTTCTACGGTCCTGAATATCTTGGATATCTCAAGGGTCTTAAGACTTGGTATACTCTGCTATGTGGCTCGAAGACGGCTCGTCGGTCTTCATCTGATCTTAACACGATCCTCCAGAAGTTTGATAAGAGTCGCGCACTCAAGAAAGCTTGGCACGATCTCAAGGATGCCAAGGTTCCTCACGCTGATCCCAAGTGGGTCGAGATGCTTGCTGAGGGCGTTCGGTTCGACGAGGAGCCGAAGATCTTCAATCCGTTCGTGACTTTCCGTTCTTCCATCAAGCGCAAGGCGAATTACACTTGGTGGGGAATGGACATCAGTCATTGCTCGACTCCGTTTGGAGTTTCTCCTCCTGCTGAGGAGATTCAGGAGCAGATTACGAAGTTTCTTAATCCTCCGAAGAACGATGTTGAGACCGTTGAGGAAACGAAGTCCACGAAGCGGGCTCGGTAGTCCACCGTTGTATTGGTATGGCACAGTTTGGGGTTTCCCCGGTATGCCTACCAATTGGTGCGATGGCGTAAAGTGTTTGACTATTTAGAGTAGTCACACTGTTGTAAGTGACAGATGTCACTGGAACCCTTAATATGGGTTCCTTTGCGGGTGATTGATGGTTCATGGCCGGGTCTTCCAAACCTAGCTCGGTGATTCGATTTCACCCACCCGCTATAGGTTAACATGATCCCTGAATTTATGCCAATCATCTCAACAAAGATTGATTGGGACAATTTCTTAGTTGGTGCAGAGAAAGCCCTTGGAAGATCGTGCTCAGCATCCCTTGATGCTAAGAACCTCTCTCCTGTAGGGCAAGCTGCATTTATACCTGTAACTAAGGAATTTCGTAAGCCAGGGACAGATGCACTTAAGGCATTTAGAGACTACTCTAATGGTCTTCATGTATACGTAGGCTTTTTAGTTGTTTGTGATAAGGAAACACTTGGCGACTTGCCAACTAAGCACATTGAAGTTACGATAACCCAAGGGCTGGAATGTCAAAGTATTATTGCATCAGGGTCGATGTACCAATGGTACTTTTTCCTTCTTGCGTGTCTCTCAGAGTCAGCCATCAAAAATACTCGGATACTTGGCATGAAGCTTATGCTTTGGTTTGAACGTAATTCATTAGGCGAGTGTTGGGTTATGTTCAAGAAAGAATGGCTTGACGATGAGACCTATATTCTGGTGGCTAAATAATGAGAGCAAGTGAAGTTCTTAGGTGGTGCTATCGACATCAGTGCAATCTTGAATTCAAGTCAGTTCAAGAAGGCGTTGCACTAGTTGTTAATACACATAAGAAGAAACTCTACACGCTTTTACTTCGTAATCACGACACTGTTGCCGACGATGTTTGCAGATTCATCGAGAAGATATCGAAAGATATCAATTTGGAGTAATTATGCGTAAGCATAAGGTTCTTGGCACACTGCTTATTTCTTGGAATATCTTAGTTCTCCTCTGGATAGGATCTGTTTGCTTAGGCCAAGATGCTCCTAAGAAGCACCCAGCTAAGTTTGAGGAAGCTGTCTATCGCGCAACACTTAAGGCACGAAACGTAGACAGCCAACACGTTATCCAACTAACAGTTGTGCCTAACGATATTCTCGATGAAGATAACTTTGTAGTTGTTGCTGAATTTCAGTCAGGTGACATTGGCATCTATCAAGGATACCTTGATAAAGCAGATGATCAATGGGTGTATATCGGTAAGCGCGAACTTAAGATGCTTGAAGAAGCTGCACACAGATGCCGCTAGGCATCTTATTTGGATGGGTAAAGCGTAATTGGCATCGCCCTTGATTTGAAATCAAGTAGCCCGTGAGGGTTGTGTGGGTTCGACTCCCTCCTCATCCGTATGATTAAGCAGATCTATTTAAGTGATGGTTCAACTGTTGACGTAGATGAAGAAGACTACTACTGGCTTGTCGGATTTAATTGGTCCGCAAGAAATTGTAATGGGAAGACATATGCTGTAAGAAGATTGCCGCGACGCAAACAAAAGATCTCTCATTTTATCTATATGCATCGAGAAGTAGCTGAACGGTCTAATATAGATATAAGTGATGATGTCGATCATAGAGATAGAAACACTAGAAATAATACAAGATCAAATTTACGTGCAGCGACTAGGACTCAGACTAGGCAAAATTCTTCACTAGGTGCGCGCAATCCGACTGGTTATAGGGGTGTCTATCCTAAGTCTAATGGAAATTATGTAGGTAAAATAGGTGTTGAAGGTAAATCAATCCATCTAGGAACATTTGCTTCTCCTGAGGAAGCATCGGCGGCGTATATAGTTGCTGCACAAGAAGTCTTTGGCGAATTTATTGGTCAAACTATTAAAGGGTAGCGGTTGTTAGGTAATACCTAACACCTAACGCCTGAGAAGGATAGCATGGCAAGACAGAAGGTCAAGTTTCGTTTTGATGGAATGTTAATCGGTTGCGAGATTGAGATAGTTAATAACAGAATTGAATTCCATAGTGGATACTGCCCAGCCCTTCAAAAAGAAATCAAGATGATGGATGGCAGCAAATATCACGGGTTTGATGAAGAAAATCCACGAAAAATGTGGAGTGTTAAGGACACTCAACGTAATTGGTTCCAAGTGAACTTTCTTCGATACAACCCAAATGATTCCACTACATCAAATCCATATGATCCTTACGAGAAGCCGCTGATCGAAGTTACTTCTGATCGCCCTCTCTTTCCTCATCAATTGTACGGCAAGTCATTTGTTGCCACACGTCGTCAGTGTATGCTTGGCTGGCAGCCAGGTACCGGCAAGACGCTCACTTCTATTGAAGCCCAAGAGTGGGCCATTGAAAACGATATCGTAACTGAACCTGGACGAGATATCTGGTATGTAGCCCCATCTGCTGCTCTGCAACAAACATTTGCAGAATATGATGAGTGGGAATGTACTTTCCGTCCACAGTTCATGACTTATGAACATCTTGTTAAAGTTGTAGACAAATGGAAAAAGGGAGACCCGGCCCCAAAGTTCATCATCTATGACGAGTCAAGTCGTATTAAGAACCCAACGGCCAAGCGGTCAATGGCTGCTAAGCACGTAGCAGATGCCGTTCGCTCAGAATATGGAGCTAACGGTTTTGTTCTTTTGATGACGGGGTCGCCTGCTCCTAGGTTTCCTGCCGACTTTTGGCATCAGTGTGAAGTCGCTTGCCCAGGCTTCTTACGCGAGGGAACTTTTGAGAAGTTCAAGAAACGACTTGGACTTATTGTCATCAAACAAAATGAAGGAGGCGTGGGTTATCCGCATCTTGTTACTTGGCTTGATGATAGTAATAAGTGCTCTGAGTGCGGCCAATTTGCTGACTCTATTGTACATTCTACTGACTCGATCTTAACTGGTCAGGGTCACAATTGGAAAGAGTCAGTTAATGAAGTCAGCTATCTCTATGAACGGATGTCAGGATTAGTTGACGTTAAGTTCAAGAGAGATTGTCTCAATCTACCTGAGAAAGTCTTTAAGACTATCAGAGTTAAGACTCCTCAGGGCACACTCAATGCCGCCAAGATCATTGCTAAGCGTGCAAAGAACACCATCTCAGCACTAACACTACTTCGCGAACTCTCTGATGGCTTTCAGTATAAGGAAGAAGTAGTTGATGAGAAGATTTGTCCTGATTGCTTAGGCGATGGGACGAAGATGGAAAAGTATAATCCTGAGGAGCCGGAAGAAGTCTTCAATCAAGACTGGCTTGTCCAGGGCATAGAGTTACTTGAGCGGCTCTCAGCCTGTCCAACTTGTGGTGGTCGATGCACTATAGACCAGACCTCACGTGAAGCTAAGCAACTTCCATCTCCTAAAGAAGATGCAGTTCGTGAAATCCTTGAGGACCATGAAGACATCGGACGACTTGTCATCTATGCTGGATTTAAGGGCTCGGTTGACAAGATTGTCGATATCTGTCTATCGATGGGTTGGCATGTTCTTCGAGTAGACGGACGTGGATGGAGTGGTTTTGCGCCGGAGGGCGCAAAAAGCTTTGCCTTCGACCGCAAGATTCTTTACAAGACTTTTCGTTACGGTCAAGTAGAGTTTCCCAAGGTTTGTTTTATTGGTCAAGCTGATGCCGCTGGTATGGGCATATCGTTAGTCGCATCGCCTACAATTGTGTTTTATTCTAATTCGTTCAACTTTGAGTCTAGAATTCAAGCTCAAGATCGTAATGATCGTCCCGGTATCGAAAAGACTCTCAAGACACACGGGCTAACTCAAACGACAATCATCGATATAGTTAATCTCCCATCTGATGATCTTGTAATTGAGAACCTTAAGAAGAAGAACAAGCTTCAAGATATGTCAATGGGCAAGCTTCAAGAGTCTCTTGATAATGCTAAAGAATTGCCGAGAGTGTTTTGATGCTAGACTTGACTAAAGCAAGAAGACTTATTGAACAGTGTGATAACTACCTTGAAGTCTTTTGCTACTCTGACGATCACGGCCTGCTCAAGTTAGATAGTTACCTTGATGGAGTCTGGACTTGGAAAGTAGATATCGTTAACTTTAGCTTTACCAAGAACAAGTTCAAGATCATCTTCCGAGGGCAAGTAGTCAAGATCGGTGGAACTAGTAGTGAACTCAGCATCTGCCCAGGAGACTCGATAAGATACAGTTACTCCGTCATCACATCATGACCAAAAGAACACTTGACAATTGTAAGTGATGTTGCAACAGGCATTTACGTTGCGTTCCATTACGCGGGCGCGTATCCTTTCTTTTGTCGCCGGTTCCGCAAACTCTCATCTACAAAAGAGGAGATGTGATGTTGACGAATGTAAGCATTGAACAAGTCATCGAAGGCTCGGTTTCGTTGAGAGAAGTCTATATTGAGTCCAACGAATTCAAACAGCTTAAGTTGTCTATTCAGCGATATGGTCTGATGACTCCGCTTCTCGTTCGTCCATTGTTCTACTTGGACGGCGAGACACCTAGGATGCACGAAAATGGTAAGCGACTCTATGAGGTTGTTGATGGGCTTCATAGGCTTATCGCGTGTCGTATTCTCAAACTAACAACGATTAATGTCGAAGTGACCGAGGCTAGCGACCAAGAAGTTCTTTATCGTCAAATCGTCTCTAGTCAGCACAGAGTCCCGATTAAGCCTTATGAGTATAAGAAACATCTGCTAAGAATCATTGCTTCACACAACTTTATGAGTCTCAGTGATTTGTGTGAGCGAATCTGTGTTGAACCCGATGTGATTATTAGGCTTCTTACAGGTGACAGGCTTTGTTCTGGAGCAGTTAAGCTTGTCAAAGCAAATCAAATCACTCTCAATAATGCTTACTACCTAGCAAAGCTTCCTAAGTCTGACCAAGAGAAGATGTCTACAGGGACTGCTAGTCTATGCGCAAAAGACTTCGCAAACTTTGTGCATCAAAGAATTAAAGAGATCCGTGCTGAAAAGATTCAAAAACGTAATCTAGACAAGAGTCCTATTATTCTTAACAGTAGCCATACTGTTTGTAGTTACACAAAAGTATCCATTAAGGAGAGCAAAATGAGCAGAGAGTATCTTGATGGCAAGAAGGCCCGTAAGTTTCTTGCTGAGATTCCGCGTTCGCATATGTTCACTGTTATCTTTGAGAAGAAGGATGGCACGCTTCGCGAGATGACTGGACGGCGCGACGTGCGAAAGCATCTCAAGGGTGGCGAAAGCACGATCAAGGACCACAAGAATCTGCAAAGCATCTACGACACTGGTGCTAGCGACTATCGATGCTTTGACACTAACAAGGTTCTCTCCATCAAGGGAGAGGGCTACGAGTTCAAGGTTAACGGATTTGTCCGTGAGAAGAACCGAGTCTACACGGCTACTGATTGCGCCGAGACTAAGCCCAAGTTTGCAAAGTCGGGATGCAGCACTGATTAGTAGCTGATTAAGTAGCCCCTGGTAATTGCCAGGGGCTACTTAAAGGAGTAAGTAGTATGTGTAAAGCTATTCTTGCCGCATTGTCACTTATTCTTGTCTGCTTTAACTTGAATACAGTTCATGCATCGCGCATTCCGCATTGCGGTTGCGTCAATTTCAAGTCGTGCCGGATGCCTTGTGTTGCGTGTTGCGGACCTCACGGAATGGAAGATTGTTTTCTTAATCCGGCCTGTCATCATGACAAGAGATAGAAGTCTTTGGAGCAATGAAGACGTAGTTTGTAGCATCATCTACTTATTCGGTATGTGCATCTTAATATTTCTGATCTGGTTGCTTGGTATGTAAATTGTTCGGGATATAGTTCAATGGTAGAATGTAACGTTTGGGACGTTATGACGAAGGTTCGATCCCTTCTATCCCGATGAGGAGTTGTAAAAATGAAGAAGACTTTGTTTGTAGCAATTCTACTTATTACTGGTTGCGCGTCACCGGCTGCTGACTATGTTCGCGCTGACAAGGCAACGTGGGATCAGTACGATACTATTACGCCATCTGGTAAGCCACTGATCGATGCTTGGGTGGATAGCGAAGCATCGTTCTCGGCTGATAAGAAGGATGCGTTTCACCAGCTTAACACGGCCCGGCGCGCACGCGTTGACCATGCTATTGCGGCGGTGGGCACGTGAACACACCTAGTTTTGATGAGATAGTGAATGGTGTTAGCTCTACAGGGATCGATGCCTTGAAGAAGGTTCTAGGGGAGTCTTGGAACTCGCTGAGTGACAAGGAACGTGCAGACTGTTTGCATCTTCTAGTAACGCTGACTAAGGCTCGCCTTTACGAGATCGTCGGTAAAGATACAAGTGACTATCTTCCCATCCTCAATGCAGCGTTCCTTAACTGGAAGGTTGTCGGGAAGCAAGTAGTCGGTGATGCCATCAAGTCAGTTGCAACTCAGATGTTTGGATTTGCTGGAGCTTTTGCAGGTTCGGCTATTGGTGCCTTGATTAAGGGTGCTGTATGATCCAGCTACATGATGCGGAGACGTGGGCTCAGGCTCATTGGGACGCGCTTAAGAAGTCAAATACTGTTAAGGCTCTGGTCACACTTGAGTCTGGTGCAGTTATGCTCTTCATCAGGAACGTCATCTCTGGGACTCAAGAACTTGACTTCGACTCTCTTAAGCTTTGGCTTCTGCTTCAAGCTGGCATCGTTCTTGCGTTCCTCTTTAGGCACGCACTTGTAGGAATCGAGCTTAAGCTTAACGGATCTATTGATCCACAGGTTGTTGAGACTATTGTTGGAGAGACTAAGGCCGACATCCTCTCAACCATCGCTAAGAAGAATCCTGAGCTAGCTAAGATTGTTACTGAGCATTTGAATGATGTAGGTTAGGCCAGTGGCCTATGGGGTCGAATTGGTATCGAATGGGTAGTGGAGATTACTACTGCGTGCCGAGGATGATAGTTGGCCTCGTTAATCTTATCTATCAAAATGTATCTGCGAATAGCTTTCCTAACAGCCTCTCGATGGAAGATGCCGAGATTCTTTGCGGCGCTTCCGTTCTCGTCTAATCCTAACGAGCACACCCAAGGATTAAGTTGCTAGTTCACAACTAGATGGCAGTCAGGGAAGACTGACTAATGGTGGCTGAATCCACTCGATTGCCTGGTTAAGATCAGGATAGTCTTTGTGTAGACGATAAATTCACTAACACACGTAGACGTAGTTTTTGAAACTGCTTCATCACGTGGGTTCGATTCCCACCGACTCCATCTAACTTTCCCTCGTTCGTGCGGCGGCGTCTTGATTGGTGATGTGAAGTCGAGGTTAAAAGCCGACGACTAGCATCACCTTTGACTGGTTAGCTCAACGGATAGAGCATACGCCTTCTAAGCGTACGATGATGGTTCGATTCCATCACTAGTCATCTCAAAGTCTCTTGGTCTAACGGCTATGATGTCTCCCCTACACGGAGAAGATAAGGGTTCGATTCCCTTAGAGACTAACACTCCTCTTATCAGGAGTGACCGTCGTGGCTTCGATGTGGGGACTGGTGATCCCCACATGGGCTTGTAGCTTGAAGGGCAAGCACTTGGTTTGCAACCAAGAGTTTCCAGTTCGATTCTGGACAGGTCCATCTTTCATTTCAAGACACGATATTTTAAGATTAGAAAACTGGATACCAATCCTGTAGTAGTGGTTCAAGTCCACTTCGTGTCATATGCAGCGGTAGGGTGTAGTGTAAATGCTAATAATTAGCAAACACGCTAAGCAAGATGGTTGAGCATCAAACCTTAGAGATGCAGGATGATCCTGCCACCTATTTATAATGACAGGTAGCATAATTGGCAATGCCCCTAACTGTTAATTAGGATTATGAAGGTCCGAATCCTTCCCTGTCAGTAACTTAATATAAGTAACAAACAGCCAGGAGACCTAAATGAGTGAGCCGAAGGCGATTATTCGAGTACCGTTGTCGGATATCTTATCCGATGACGAGTTCAACTGTCGAGGACACATTACTCCTGCCAGCGTGCAGGAGTTGGCTAATGATATTGAGAAGGTAGGTCTCCTCGCACCCATCATTATCCAACCGTGGAAGGATGGATATAAGTATCGTATCATTTGCGGTCATCGTCGCTATCTTGCTAAGAGGGTTCTGAACAAGCGCAACGTCAAAGATTCAGATACCATCGATTGCATTGTTCATGACCATCTTTCGGCTGAACAGGCTTTCGTTCTTAATCTCTCTGAGAACGTTAAGCGTGAGAGTCTTAACATTCTCCAAGAGGCGCTTGCCCTTAAGCGATTCTATGAACTTGGATGGACTCAGGAACGTATTAGTAAGGAACTAGGTGTTCTTCGGCCTTGGGTGCAAGTTAGAGTTTGCATCCTCAGACTACCTCCTGAGATTCAGCAAAGGGCCGCCGCTGGAATGCTTACTCAGCATCAAATTCTTGAGATCTCTAGTATGAGCAGCCGTGAAGATCAGATGACTGCTTGCCGAGCAGCTATTGATTGGAAGCTCAAGGGTAACCGTGGTAGTCTTAAGGATCTCAAGAAGAAGACAGTTAAAGTTGTCAAAGAGAAAAGTGTCTTCGCAACTGGTAAGGCCCGTGATCGGAACGATATTGGATTGATGCAAGATGCTTTGCAGGAAGTCCTTGGAGATGATCACATTGCCGCTCGTGTTCTTGGATGGGCAGCCGGATTTGTTTCATCTTATGATCTCGGCAACGATATCCAGAATATCCTTTACGAGCAGGGTAAAGGTAGAGTCTTTAAGCTTCCTGGTGATGGGGTTCCTGAAACAGCACTGAGTGACTGATGAAGTTATCCGAGTCAGATATCGCTCGCTTCTGGTCTAAAGTTGATATTAGATCAGAAGATGAGTGTTGGCCATGGAAAGCTTCACACAATATTAAAGGGTATGGTTGGTTCAGGATTAATAATCAGATGCTTGGATCTCATAGAGTTGCATTTGCTATAAGCAAAGAAGATGCTGGACCAGACATTGTAATGCATACTTGCGATAATCCTCCTTGTTGTAATCCGAAATACTTAACTAAAGGTAGCGATCAGTCTAATGCATGGGATCGGGCAGTCAAACATAGAGGAAAGAAAGACTTTATTAGTATAACTAGCACTAAGAACTACCAAGCATCGCTTACTGCTGACCAAGTAAGGCTTATTCGTCTTCAACATACTCAAGGATTAACTCAAGAACAAATTGCTAGGCTTAATTGGGTTAATAGGTCTGTTGTTAAGCGTATACTTAACAGAGAGTCTTATAAGGACATCCTATGAGTTTCATCACTTTAGACAGCGAGACCATAGGTTTCCACGGAGCAATGTGTCTCTTACAATGGTCGGATTCGGGTGATGAAACTAAGCCAGTTAATTTACATAGCATTTTCACAGAAAAGATCAAAGACACTTTAGAAATTATCGAATATATCATACATCATCCGGGAGGTGTCCTAGGCTTTAATTTGGCCTTCGATCACTTCCACGTGAGTAAGACTTATAATACTCTTAAGCTTCTTCCGCCAGACGCATATCCTATAGACATTATTGATGATATGGGTGTTGCCGAGAAATTGGCTAGAGATGGGGCATGTCTTCGTCCAGTTAAAGCCTTTGATCTTATGCTTCATGCTCGTAAAGGTCCGTATCAAAATTTGATGAGTCGAGATCCAATTAGGATTCGACGAGTGCCTCGTATACTTGCTCCTTTACTTGCAGAGGAACTTGAAAAGAGGTTGATGCTCAGACCTATTTTCTTTGCTAAGAAGGCTAAGCAATCAACTTCCCATTGGCGCATTATCGATATACCTCTAGACAATGACTTTGTTCATCTTGAGCTAGGCTTTGCACCTGATGGCGGGATGAAGGCTCTAGCCACTGATGCATTAGAGATTCCTGAGTCAGAATCGCTTGTCTACGCTGATATCAAGATTCAAGACAAATTTCTCCCTACTGAGTTTGCCTATGCTCCATTTGCTACAGCTGTTGGTAAGCCAGGTAAATGGAATAATGCATGGTGTGAAGTAGCTCAACATCACATTACTCATTGGATATACAATGAACTTGCTAGGAAGTATGCTGAACGAGATGTTACACTTCCAATTAGAATGTGGAAGAAGTGGGGCTGTCCTGAGTTCGGTGATCGCGACTCTGAACTAGCTATTGCCGTAGGTTCTGGTCGCCTTAAGGGATACGCTGTTAATCTCAAGGGCATTGAAGTTCTAAGAAAGAAAGCTGCTAAAAAGAAGCTTCTTTTTCCTATTCATCCTGCAAGAATCATGACATATATTTCCGAAGTTCTTTCGGAAGAAGAAAAGATGTGTCTCGAAGATGAGCACGGGAGACCTAGCACTAAGAAGCAAGTTCTTGAAGAAATTGCCAAGCAAAGAATAGACGACAAGGTTTGCGTCAAGTGTGCAGGTAAGAAGTTTGTTCACTGCAATGAGCAGAAATGTCGTTGCAAGGCTGAGAAGTGTTCTAGATGTAAAGGAACAGGAACTGAACCGTCAGAAGCTGCTATCCGAGCAGATGGTTGCTTAGGATCTAAGAAGGCAAAGAAAGAAGAAGAACTTTACGACAAGATTCTTATTGCAGGTAGACTTCACGCTAACTTCAATGTCATCGGTGCCAGGTCTGGACGTAAATCAGGTGGCGGCAACACTGACGGCAAGAGTAGAGGCAAGAAGAATTCTGCAAAGAAGAAAAAGAAGCACAAGCATACTAAAGGTAAAGCAGGCTCAATCAACCCGCAAGGTATCCAGAAGAAGAAGCTTGTTAAAGCTCAGTTTCAAATAGCCTTTACTGATGGTATGCTTCGATATCTAGAACTACCTCCACGCATCGCGGCACGATGTCATTGTCCAGTTTGTAAAGAATTCAGTGATGGTGAAAGCGAGGAGGAGATTCTAGTAGGTGGTGACTTCGACGCATTCGAGGTTACTATTGCCGATGCTTACTATGAAGATCCTCAACTACACAAGGATTTAATTTCTCAAGCGACTGGTCGAGATGGAAAACCTCTCTTTGATGAGAAGGGGCAGCCTGTCAAGGTAAAGATCCACGCAATCATTGGATCAATGGTCTATAAGCCCAAGACTTATTGGGAGATCATTGATACTGACGGCGCGGATGTTGACTTGTACACTCGTGCAAAGTCTGCTTTCTTTGCGCTTATTTACTTTGGAAACGCTTTCACTCTAGCATCTCGTCTTAATATCGATGAGGTTCTTGGTGAAGCAGCCTATCAAGAGATTATGCGCCGGTATCCAGTTATGGATCAGAAGCGTAAAGTTTTCTACGATAGGTACTGTCCTGCACGTCAACCAGGTGGCATCGGAACAAGGATTGAGTGGAATGATCCTTGGGACTTTGTTGAATCGATGCTTGGATTCAAGAGATTCTTTACTCTTGAGAACATGATCTGTAAAGCTCTTTTTGACTTAGGTGAAAAACCGCCGCCCGCTTGGCGAAAGTTCAAATTCAAAGTGATGCGTAAGGACAGAGAACAGTCAGCATCAGGGGCTGTTCAGTCTGCTATCTTTGGAGCCATGTTTCAACTTCAAGGTGCCAATATGCGGGCAGCGGGGAATCATAAAATCCAAAGTACAGGGGCTGAACTTACTAAGATTCTTGAACATCGTCTTTGGGCACTCCAACCATGTGGCATTCATAAATGGCATGTGCGTCCAATGAACATCCATGATGAGTTGATGTGTCCCATAATGAGAAAACTAGCCAAGCGGTCTAAGCAAATAGCCGAAGCGTTTGTTGAGGAATATAAGTCACTTATTCCGTTACTCGGCATCAAATGGAAATTGTTTCTTTCTTGTTGGGGCGCAAAGTGAACTCAGTGCAACTTAAAGAATTATGCTACAGACGATCCCTTAATATAAGGGCAATATATCGGCTTGTAGCTAATGACAGATTTGATGAAGTTTGGCTTAAAGCATCAGAGACAAGTAAAACTGAGTTCATAACGTTAGTTAAAGTCTGTGACCGAGAGAAGTGTTTGGCTTGGTTTGATGCACAAACCAAGTCAGACTTAAGTGCATTAACTGTCTACTCACTTCGGATACTAGCTCGTCAAAAAGGTATCGCGAAGTATCATCACTTAGACCGAGCAACATTGCTCGCGGAGTTAACAAAACATGCTTCGTGAGCAATGTATTAAGTCAGGTATTAGTGAAGCTGATTTTGATAAAGTTGATCAGACTCTTGTCAAATCACAAGTCGATGAGTTGGTTTTTAATGAACTGACTCAGTTACTTAAAATATGGCGTCTTCACAAACCCACTGAGTGGGATTATCTCTTTTTAATCCAGGCTCACTACCTGGAAGAAATGAAGTTGCTTAACAATGCGCGGACGAAGCTTCGCAAAGGGTTCAGGCGGATCTACTCAGCATATCTCACAGAAGCAAAGAATCTCAAAGCTAGAGCACATCATCGAAAAGATGCAGCCGGTAATGAAAAATCAAAGGGATAGTCTAATTGTTTTCACTGGTGCGTTACAAGTATTGATGGCTAAAGGACTTGTTAACAATGACGAAATCAAAAAGGCTATCGAAGAAACGCTCGCTACTGCTGGAAAGTCTGGATCTGGGAGCAGTGCAACTAGTCCTGGAGAATCCAACGGTGGAGTTCCTGATTCAAAGAAGTCAGGAGATGTTGCGGGAGTCGCGGCTATTGCCGCCAGCGGAGCAGATAAGCCTGTCGATTCGGTTACGTAATACCATCTCTTACCTTTTACTTGCTCGGGAGTTACTTGACGATGGACCCAAAGAAATTAGGTAACTCTCAAACACCAGAAGGTAAGATCAAAAAAGAAGTAATTAAGTTTCTTCAAGAACGTAAGTGGCTTGTGGTCACAACCCACGGCAATATGTTCCAAAGTGGTCTACCTGATCTCTATGCTTGTCACCCTGAAATTGGGCAGCGGTGGATCGAACTCAAAAACCCACTCTCCTACCATTTTACAAAAGCTCAGATGTATTTATTCCCTGAACTCTTTAGGTACGGGGTAGGAGTGTGGGTTATTTGTGGCGCAACAGAAGAAGAATATAAGAAGCTTTGGGAAGCTCCAAATTTTCATCGGTTCATAGGACATAGTTCAGTGAGGCCATGGCACTAAGATGAGCGATTTTAACAGTGTTTGGGCAAAAACAATCTTTGAAGAGAAATACGCTCACGATGTTGAGAAGCGTAAAGAAACTTGGGGTGAACTTGCTAAGCGTGTAAGCAGTAATGTTATGCGCGCTGTTCGTGCCAGAGATGATCTTACCAAAGCTATTGAACAAAATATTGCTAATAAAGAGTTCATTCCAGGTGGCAGATATCTTTATGCTACTGGTCGCCAATTCCATCAAGTGCAGAATTGCCTTCTACTTAGAGCTGATGATAGTCGTGAAGGCTGGTCGGAAATTATGTATAAGGCGACACTTGCTTTAATGACTGGAGCAGGTATCGGTGTTGTATATAGTGGAGTGCGTGGCGAGCGAAAGGTTATAAAGAAGACTGGCGGCAAGTCTACTGGACCACTTGCACTGATGCAGATGGTTAATGAAGCTGGTAGATTTATTATGCAAGGCGGCTCTAGAAGATCGGCAATTTGGGCTGGACTTCAATGGGATCATCCTGATATAATTAAGTTCATTCATATCAAGGATTGGTCTCCTGATGTTAGGGCTTTAAAGGCTAAGGAATACGCATTCCCTGCCACGCTCGATGGAACTAATATCTCTGTTGTTTTGAATGATGAGTTCTTTGAAGCTTATCATGATGAAGATCACGAAAAGCACGGACTAGCCCAAATTGTCTATTGGGATACTGTTCGTCAGATGCTTAAGAAAGCTGAGCCTGGGTTCAGTATTGATGTTGGGCCTAATGCTGGAGAGGATCTCAGGAATGCGTGCTGCGAGATTACTACAGCAGACGATTCCGATATCTGTAATCTCGGCTCGATCAATATGGCGAATATCAACTCGCTTGACCAGATGCGGGCTCTCGTCAAGCAGTCTACAGCATTTCTACTTGCCGGTACAGTCTACAGCGATGTCCCGTATCCTAAGGTAGACCAAGTTCGTAGCAAGAATCGTCGGCTTGGTCTTGGTTTGATGGGAATCCATGAGTGGTTAATCAAGCGTGGAAAGAAGTATGGTCCAGATCCTGAGTTAGAAGAATATCTCAAGATTTACGCCAAGTCTACTGCTATTGCTGCTGACTTTGCTGAACAGTGGGACATTAGCAAGCCTAAGAAAACTCGTGCTATTGCACCTACTGGAACTATTGGCATCGTAGCAGAGACAACAACTGGCATCGAACCGATCTTCTGCGTTGCGATGAAGCGTCGTTATCTTAAGGGCAACACGTTCCAGTTTCAGTATGTCATTGATCCTACTGCAAAGCGACTTATTGAAAATGGAATCAGTGTCAGTAAGATTGAAGATGCTTACTCACTAGCAGAAGATGTTGAGCGCAGAGTTGCTTTCCAAGCTTGGGTGCAGCAGTATGTTGACCATGCAATTTCTTCGACTGTTAATCTTCCAGCTTGGGGATCTAAGTTTAATAATGACAACACTGTTACTCCCTTCGGAGAGATGCTAATCAATTATCTTCCTAAGCTTCGAGGACTTACTTGCTATCCTGATGGTGCTCGTGATGGGCAGCCTCTTACAGCAGTAAGTTACGACGAAGCTATTAAGGGAGAAGGCGAAGTCTTCATTGAAGCCGGTGATGTTTGCACGATTAAGGGCGGGGCATCCTGTGGTTCTTAACAAAGTTGTTAGTGTGTTCTGTGACTCTGGCCAACTTTTTCATTGTGTAGATAAAAAGTTTCCAGGTCGCAGACTCAACTACAAGAAGTTCCTTGATACAGCATTAGGTTTCGGGACTAAATTAGGAACAACTAGAGTCTATGGAACCTATGTCAACCCAGGCGTTAATGAATTTGAGAAGTCTCTGCGGCGAATTGGTTGGGATACCAAGTTTGTGCAGCCGCGCTCTCAAGGTCAGCCGTTTGATTGGGCAGTGGAAATCGCTCTCGAAGCCTATTGTTCTGCGTCAGACGTTATTGTCATCGGAACATCTGGTCACGAGTATCTGCCACTAATCCATAGGCTTCGCGAGTGCAACGATGTTGAAGTCATCGTAATGGCTTGCGGGATCAACGACAGAATGCGGAGTGCATCTCACCGTATAGTAGAGATTCACGAAGGATTTTTAACCGATGGTTCTGCAAACAGAAGTAGTAGAAGCACTATCCAAGTTGCCACTCCCTGAGTTACGTATTCCTGGCTACCCAATTAAGGTAGCCAGTAAAACTAGTAATACTGAGATTGCAGTACTGCATCTTAGTGACGTTCAGTGGGGTAAGGTAACAGCCAGCTATAGTTCAGAAATCGCAAAGAAGCGACTAATTGAATTAGCTGTCCGTGTTGGAAAAGTTGTTGACGCAAGAAAACATGGAGCCAAGATAGAGGAACTTCACCTCTATCTTGGTGGCGATATTGTTGAAGGTGAGGACATATTTCCTGGGCAGAAACATCTGATAGATGCTCCTGTATACGCGCAAGCGATACATGGAGCATCTGCTGCTATTGCCGGGCTTACTTTACGTCTGCTAAGTCATTTTCAACGTATCAAGATATTTTCAGTAAGAGGAAACCATGGAAATATTCATGGCAGCCCTACGAATTGGGACGAGATTTGCTATGAGGTGGCCAAGCGTGACTTACTTGGCGGCGCTGATCTTTTTCCTGATCGTAAAAATCTTACAAAACGTATCGATTTTGGACCTATTGGACACTGGTATCAAGTAGACCGCATCTTCGGATGGGGAAACCTACTCATACACGGCGATCAAATAACTGGTGGTGTTGGTGGCAATGGGTTCAAAACCAAGATTTCTGGTTGGATAGATGCTATACCAGAAGCTTGGGACTATATTTGGTTAGGACACTTTCATCAAATGTCGTCTTGGGTTGTGAACAGACGTATTGTTAAGATCAATGGAACTACTGAGTCTGACAATCAATATGCCCAAGAAGATTTCGCAGCAGTAGGTGAGCCTAGCCAGCGACTTGGATTCTTTGATGAGAAGTATGGTCTAATTGCTGACTACCCAATTTATCTCGCTGGAAGGACACCAAATGGAAGACCAACTAGATAGTAAGACTCTTAAGAAGTCGCTAGTTAATCTACGCAAGATGCTAGATGAAGTATTTGCAGCAGATACAGCATTTCCTAATACAGTCTACGCATCAGGGTCTACTGGACACTGTGCAGCTGTTGCAATAGTAGTTAACCAGTTGTTCGGTGGCGGCTTCAGATCCACTCATATTAATGGAGTCTCGCACTGGTATAATAAGATTAATGACTTTGATGTTGATCTTACTGGTGACCAGTTTGGACTTAGGCCAGTTGAGATGGATCATTGTGTTCATCCTAATGGATGCATTCGTGCTGGCAGTGAGTTAAATTTTGAGACTGTTGCTCGTGCGAAGCTGCTTGCTCAACGAATGGGTTTTGGGCTACCGGCTTTTAAGCCATGAGACCAGTAGCTGCCCTATACGTGGATACGCGATTTGGAGTGTATCCACGTATAGAAGGTGTTAAGTGTTACGGAGTTAATAAAGATGCTCGTCTATACGCTGGACCTGATCCTATTGTTGCACACCCATCTTGTGCTTATTATGGGAAATTTGCATGGAATGCTAGTCCAGAGTTTGCTGACTGTGCGCCTATTGCTGTTGAGCAAGTAAGAAAATGGAAAGGTGTCTTAGAGCATCCGGCATACTCTACACTTTGGGCAACGTGCAGTCTTCCTTTTCCAGGTAATGGACCAGATGCTTTTGGTGGATATAGTATTGAAGTGGCCCAATGTGATTGGGGACATCAAGCAGAGAAGCTTACCTGGCTATATATCG